AAGTTTCACTAGATCATCACGAATGCCAGTTTCGATGAATACATCACCAAGTACTGACCCTATTTGTGGGTAGTATGTTATTAGAACAATACCCAATACAATTCCTATAATCAACTTCAACATTAGTAGCAGTCCGTTCCACCAGTTGTCCAATTTGCATAACACTTACCACGTTTTGCTCTATGTGGGTCAAAAGACACAGTTACACTTCCAATAGTAATACCGCTATTTCTATTAGGTATATACTGTACCACACTAGATGGCGTTACGTCAATAACTTTTCTAGAAATAATTCTTTCAGTAACCACTGGTTCAGTAATGATACGTTCTGTAACTACAGGCGAACTCTCAGTAATAGTCACTTCTGGTTGTGGGGCTGCAGCATGGACAGGTAACTCTTCTTTAGTAGAACAGTTCATTTCTGTTCTTGCTGTCAGAACTTCTGGTGAAACCTCACCGATTACCTTTTTCTTTGCCTTGATAGTCGCTTGTTCACAAGCGTCATTTTCTGTCATGTCAGGCCCAAAAACATAGTCACCTTCAGTTGGATATGTAGTACCTTCAATCGTTACATCCATAGACATAATACATTTTCTGGTATCGTCAACATATGGAAAAACCTTCTTATCAATATTAGAAGTCTTTTCGATTTGTTGTGTCCAGTTTGTTTCTACTGTCTTATCGTACTCACAAGGTGCTTCTGCAAACGCTGGATGACAACCACTAAGAGATACGATAAGAAGAGCTGTTGTAGTTTTACCCAACATTTAACATTTCTCCTATTCTATCACCAATACAATCATTTCTGTACTTGCAACTCTGGTAAAGTTCTATAACCAACTCTGGTGTAGATACACAACCAGATAATGCAAATACAATCAATAATGAACTAAACTTTATGCCCAACTTTCATTCCACATAGTGGAGACTGCATCCTTGGCAATCTCAATGTCAAATGAAGTTTTCAAACCAAGTGCATCAACTACAAAAGTTTGCACCTCTGAAATATCCTCAGACTCAGTAATCTTTTCTTCTAAGCCTTCAACTGCATAGACATCCTCTTCGATATCCATAATGTAACCTTTTAATTTACCCATAATATATTTCCTTTTCTGACTCTACATAGTTATTGTAACAAACAGTCAACAGTTTGTCAAGTAGTTTTATAATATTTTTTGTACAGGTAATCTAGCCTTTTAATATCTGGATGTTTTCTAATCCACATTCCTGTACATGGTTCAAACTGTGTCTTGAAAAACCTATCCATCTTTTCATTACCAGTTTCTTCTTTTGGATTTATCTCCAAACTCAATTCATCATATTGATGATCTGTCATAATACTGTCACCTAGAAACTCATAGGCATAGGCAGCAACAGACAACTTGATTCTATTTCTTATTTCTTGATTAAACATTTGCCAACCACTTTTTGAGAATTATTTCTTGTTGTTCATAAGCCTCAATCTCATAAGGACGCTCAAGGTATGGTAACTTTTCCATCTCTTCAGTCCTAGTGCCTCTCAAGTCCTGTACTACATGAGTAACCTCATGGAAGATACAAGTCAAAAGGTCATCACCCTTCAGTTTGTTGTGTATATCAATCTGGAACTCTCTATCACCTGTTTCAAGTTCGTACCCCTCAACACCCTTCAGGCGTCTACAAATCACCTCTATATCGACTTCTTTGCGAACTCTAGGCATCAAACACCGAAATGCAAAAACCACTGCATCTTCAATTAACGCAGCCTTTCTACCTCTTGCACCCTTCACACCAATACATATCATACGAATCCCTCACTTTCTATATAGATCATACTTGTTTTTAGAACAAATGTCAAGCACTTTTGCTAAAAAAACCCCCAAATAAATGGGGGGTTGTTGGGGGAAGTGAGAGATTTTGAGAGAGAGGAGTTTCAACAACCCCCAACAATTATTATATTACTAAATTATCTTGGATTAGTCAAGAGTTTTTCACAAGTTTATGTGCAGAAGATGTAGTTTCTACAACCCTACGAGTCCAACCTTTACCGAATGTATCAAAGGTAGATAGTTTCTCATAGTACGCCTGACGGTTCGATTGATATGTGTCGATGGCATATTCAAGACCTTCATTCTCTACGAAAGTATAAACTGCCTTCAAGGTATTTGGGCCAATACCACCATCAACAGTAGTACCAATCATTCTCTGTAGATACTTTGCTGCCCGTCCAGTGCCAGCATTGACGCCAAAATCAAAAACACAAAGGTCAAGTCCAACAGGCAAATCATCGCCTTTCACACGATCCCAATAAGACTTCTTGTAGATGGGGGCAACATCTTCAACCGTTAGGTCTTTCATGTCTTTCTCGCCACCATGTTCTTCATAAACCCTCTTAGTAACCCCAAGATTGGTTTCGCCGCCTGGATCTTTTGGGTGGTTTACATAACCGCCCTCGTGATGCAGAATCATTTCCAAACAATGTTCGTAATTTTCTTTCATCTTAGTTTTCCTTGATATATTGGTCATTCCAACCAAATGCTTCTTTGACTACAACGGCAGACAATCCCTTGTATACCTGATGCAGTTTTTTATCCTTGGCATCAATAATGAGTTGAGCCTCAGATTCGTGTAACCCTTCCAACATTTGAATGAAAAGATTTTCTTTGCGAAACTGTGGTATGGTGTTGTCACCCCCTTTGATGAATCTAAACAGTTTTCTGCATTCTTTTCTCAGAACAGTATGTTCTGTTCCCTCTGGAACATCGTTCTTTTTGTAAGGAACTTCACCTTCTGGGAATACCCATTCGATGTTAGGGTCGAAAGAAGATTTAATAACCATTCTAAGAGGGTCACTGTCGTTCTCTCTTAGGATAGAAATCTTCTTATCCTTAGTTTTTGCGTTATGCACTTTCTTTAGTACCTCAGAAAGTAGAGGTGTATGCGTTCTACTCATATTAAAAGTCTCCAATATCGTTCATAAGATTCTTCAATCTTTTTGATATGAAATAACTCAGTAGTTTTGATCTATCACCAATTGGTGATTTCAGATAATCTATTAGTATCTTCTCTTTCAAAACACTAGGAATACATTCCAAATCAATTAATGTTTTGTTGCGTTGATAATTCCTCATCATTTCTTCTGTACAAAAATCCTCTGGTTCAAGTTCAACCCATGTAGAGATTTTCTTCTTGGCCAGTGGTTTCTGTCGCAACTCGTTTACAAATGTATCGTCAGCAGATAAGAAGTTAGGTACACCGTCACTCCTATCCCCCTTCAATATATGTTCTCTAATATATAGGTGAGGGTCTTGTCCGTCTACAAACTTCTTTAAAACAGGTGAAAATTGCTTTACAAAGTTGTGTTTTTGCAACTGAATAAAATCTTTATCACCAGATAGGATAAGAACCTTTTCATATGCAGTAGGTGTTTTAGAAACATAATCAACTATTGTAGCAATACAATCATCAGCCTCTGCACCTTCTACCTCTATTACTTTATATGGAAAGTTGTCACGAATCTCATCACGAATGTTATTCAGTGTTTCAAAGATTAGATTCCAATCTAGTCCAGATGCCTCTCTGTCCTTCTTACGATTAGACTTATAGTTGGGGAAGTATTCTCTTCTCCAATACTTTTTGCTATCATAACAAAGAACAAGTTCGCCATACTTTTCACCAAACCTAGAACGATACATTCTAAGTGAGTTGAGAACCATATGACGAACCAGGCTTTCATCTACATCATTTTGTCTTTTAGAACCTATCTGCATCATTAGATTACTGATGCATACTTGGTTCATATCAATTAATATCATAACTAATCTTTTTCATCTCCTGCTATTTCATTAATAACTTCTTTCACCAAATCCAAATCAAACTCAGTGTAAATTCCTTGAGTCTCATCATACTCCGAAAGTACAAAAATGTCAACAAGTTCTTGCATAGGATGTTTTACACCCATGTCTCTATAGATAGTCGCCTTTACAACCTCGATCATAAAACCTATATCTTTAATGAATTCTGGATTTTCTGTATCCATTCCATTCTCGTTCATATTTGCAATCATGTTTACAACGAGGCCTTCACAAAGATGTTCTGCAAATTTCAAATCAGTATGCAATCTGATTGCCTTATCACTTATCTTTACATCTCCATGAGATTTTAGTTTCGTTGGAAACTGAATAATCTTTCCATTGTCGTTCTCACTCATTTTCCATTTCCCTTGTCCAAGTGCAGCCAATGTCTGGATACCAGACACCCACACTTCTCTTTGGTGTACCATCAGGATTGTACGCCATAACTCTACAAACTAATTTGCATTTGTGTTGTTGATGTTCGCCGTAGAAACTATCACAGTAATCACCATCCCTAAGATACCTATGAAGATTACGAATGTATCCTTCGTGAGAAGCAACACGAGCCTCTGCACCCTTTAACTTGCGCCTAACATCACTCTTTGCAATTGACAACAGTTCTTTCTGTGTCTTAATCCATCGTTGAACATTCTTCATAGACATGATGTGTTCTTCATCAAGAGCAACCACAGTATGATGGATGTTTGTATATTTTGGTGGGTTTGCTTTGGCACGTTTCTCTCGTGCAATCGCAAGACGTTCTGCGGCGGC